CAAAATAATAATCATAGAAACAATCACAACAACGAACGCGTAGGCCAAGGTAATAACCGAGGAGCGGTTCGGTATTTGAGGCGAAATGACCGTAATGAACCCAATTTACCCAATAATCAGGAAAATATACCACAACAAGATAATGTTGAGAATCCCAATCCTGAAATAGCAAGAGAGAGAGAGAGACAACGTAATCAAAATAATTTTACATCAGGGAGTTTGTCTCGTTTGGTTTGTAAGAATTTCCTAGGTAAACAGGCTTTGGAGTATCTACCCATAAGGTACCCAAATTTACAGTTGCACAATAATTTGGAAACTCGACAACTGTATGAGCATGATCATGCTTACTGTGCTTTTATACGAGCTTTAGCCAATCAATGGATACGGGCACAGTGTGAACCTACTAGGAATTGGATAGATATTGGCGCACACTTATATAGAAATGTAAGGTCGGAATGGACAAATACCACTCTCTCAATAGCACCTATAGTTGACTGGAATGATGGCCAAAGACACAACAATTGGCAACAAAAATTACAGATGAGTAATGATTGGCCAGTCAATAACCACTGTAGACATAAAGTCAATATGCTCGGAGTTTGTCGCACTTGCACACAATTGAACTTGGAAAATGCACCTATTTTAAGTGTTGATTCGATATATTACCCAGGTGTTTTAGAAGGTATCCAAGTCGAGCTTATACAGGGCCGTGCTCCTGTTGCTTATGTTGCTTTTCATGATTATGCACAGACTATCAAGCAAGGAGTTAATGAAGGAAGATATTTTGATGATGAAGGCAAGTGGAAATTTGACAACTATAGGATCAAAGTTGAGGTTAGAGGAAATGACTATGGATATGAGCATAGAGTTCTAAATACAGAAAAACAGTCTTGGACAACTAGATTTGGAGATGGGTTGGTCCAGCATTCCATAGTTCAAAGGTGGAAGATGGGAGATCATGATTATGTTGTTATGAAAATGTCCAGGGGAACTGAAGGATTTGAACCCCCGGAACCACCATTAGAAAATTCCTTTTTAACGAATCGCACAGACATAGGTATTGAAAATTTGATAATTTCAGCGTCTGTGACAATGTCAGCAACTTTGATAAAAGCTGCAGACTGTCTCACCTTTTCTTTTAGAGAAGTTTTGAAATCCTTAGTAAATCTAGCTAAAACCTGGGAAGGTAAGGAGAAAATTGAATTTGATTTGCAAGGAGATGAGGTTATAGTAAGAATATACAATCGTAAGACAGTCAATGAGGTATGTGACAACACCTGGAGGTTTAAGCTGGCCCATTTCAAGAAGGCATTGCCCATGGTTAGTTTGAAGAAAGATGCAAGTGGGGTAATGTCTGTTGTTAGAGCCATAGCTTTTGATGGTGTGGATTATGATGAATATGTGTCCATACATGCAGCAGTTACGGTGGCTTGTCTATTAACAGCAAGAGAAAATTATAAAACTTTAGAGGTGGTGGAAAATGATGTCGCAGTCACAGAAACAAGAAGTATTATAAGAAGCAACATTTTTACAAAGACAAGTCGCTTTCAGGGATGGGGTTTTGGACCAGGGACTCATGTGCTCTGGAGGAAGATTAAGACAACATTTAAAGAAATATCCAATGTGGCCTGGCACTATATGGTCGTTATGGGAATAGTGCTATTATTGACACAGGTCATTGAATTGACTTCCAACTCAGGAAGATTTTTGCAGGTGAATGCCCATCCTTTGTACCCTGGGGTTTATGACAAGTCTAGTGATTTGTTTCAGTTTGGAAGTCTAAATTCAGTCTTGTTAATATCTGCGATTATTACAATAATACAATTAACATATCGGAAAGTCCGTAGTCGCAGGAAGTTGAGAACTGTTTGTGTTAGAGATAGTAAAAGATTACAAATTAACAAGATGAAGTTGTGGAAATTTTCGAAAGAGCATATTGATGTTAGATCTAGTGGACAGTATAATGAGTTTGTTCTAGAATGTAAGAAAAATGACACTGTGGGAGCTCTTCAAATTGGACAATTTTACCAACCTAAATTTAGACGGTATGAACCCACCGTAATACACAATTGTGCGAAGACTGTACTCGCAGCAAGTGTTAGGGCATGTTCTAATGAGATACAACCCGATACTTTACATGTCTTAGAGTGGGCAGCAGAATTACATGCTATATTTAATGAGTTGAAACAAGGATTAATTTTGGAAGAGAGTCATGTTTCTGTTGACAAGTGGCTATCCAAATATCCGATGAAATACCGTTTGGAGATGATGAAAGTTATGGAAAATCCCGAATGGATGGTTAAAGACACCAGGACTTATAGGTCATTCCCTAAGATTGAACTGCAACATACTGATGTAGTGACTGAGTTGAAAGAAACTGAAGAGAATACAGTTAAAGAAAGACAAATTAGTGGACCTTCAGCAGAGAAAAAGATATTTGCAAATGGATTTTTTAATGAATTGGAAAGGGTTGCAGATAAACATGTTAGGGGGTACTGTGGTAGTAAAAATTGGGACCAAATCGCAAGTTATGTAAACCAGATGGAAAATGAAAGAATAGAACCAAAATTTTGTTTTAGTGATGGATCTGGTTTTGACATGACACAAACCCGTCAATTATTGACCCGATTTAACACAGAGATTCAAGAGCTCATTGAAGGAAAATATGTGGCCTTCATGGAACCACTAGATGGCAATATGGTTATGAAAACTCTTTTAGACTCGATAGATTTGAAAGTCATTGCCAACAATGGTAGTATTAAGTATGTGACTGAAGGAAGAGCTTCAGGTGATGGGTGGACCACCTTTGGAAATACCATTTTAATGTTGTCTTACTGGCGTTATACAATGAAGATAGCTCATATAAGAAAATACCAGTACAACTTGTTGGTGAAAGGAGACGATGTACTAATTTGTATAGAAGGCAAAGATCAAGAAAAACTCCGTAAAGCTGTGTTTGAAGTTTTTTGGCCCAAAAATGAACCAATAAAACATGGTCTTGGACAAGTTTGTAAAGACCTAACATTTGGAAACGTGGAGGATGGTTCATTTTTGAGTGCTTATTTCTTTAGGACATCAAGAGGATTAAGGATGACTAGAATACCTAAAAGAGTGATACAGAGTCATGGCTGGTCAATTAAGGCACTTGAACCTGGAAAAGATCCAGATGAACTCCTTTATAGTAAAGGGATGTGTTTGTGGGCTTGGGGAGGAGATTTGCCTATATGGCGTGCTATTGCTAGGAAATCGATAGTTGATGGCAAAGAGTGCAACTGGAAAGAACATTTAGATCATGGTGATTTGGGAAGGTTTGTTGAGGACCGTGGAATTAGTGACGCTAGGAATTATATGAGATGGCTTGAGGACAGATTTGATATAACAAGAGATGAAGTTAGGGACCTCGAGAATCTCATATTGAGTTCAGATAAGTTAGACGATGTACGACATCCGGTCTTTG